ATATTTACCGTCAGTTATGTTGATAAAACGTCCACTATTCGCGCCTATGCAAATGCCTTCACCGCTTGTCCATATAATAACGGTGCCAGACAGCCCCTCCCCTACTTTCTGGCCATCCTTTATCTTTACGTCTGAGCCTTCGATACAACCGTATCCAGCAAACCGCTTCAAAGACTGGTCTTCTCGCGTGGCTCCTGTTATGAAATAAGTGTTTTGCCTATTTATGTCACCGACGCAAACCCAAAGGCCATCATCGACTGCCTTCATCATAGTTATTTCATTCTCGAAAGCTATGAAATTCTTCCTTCGATCTATTTCCCCGAAGTAATTGACGTCACTATACCAAATAGTTTCGTTCCTTGCAATATAAAGCCTGCCATTAAAATATTCTATAATCTGGCCTGGCAAAGGAGCGTATTTAAATTCTTTGGTAGGAGTGGCGAATACCTTGCTTTCTCCATTGTATATGTATCCAATGACAGAAGGGTTTGAATAGAAATACTGGTCGTTTACTTCGGCAAAAGACATGTGGTAGTTTGAAACACTTGTACGCAATGTAGTAGACGTGTAATCAGCATTAAGCATCTTGAGGATACCGTTTTCGACATAAAAACACTTTTTGTCATCTCCCCACATGCTATGGATTTGCCCGGAAGGAGTGACTTTCTTAACGACGCCATTCCTTCGTGAAGGCCTTCCTTTGTCTGATATATCGACATTGATTGCATATAGAAGCTCTCCGGGCTGAAGCCGAGATTCATCGGCGACATTGTTTATTCCGGCAACCGTTCCTATATCAAACGTCTGAGACGATATTTCTATACTTCTTGTCATTTGTTATCCCTGTGTAAATGGTTGCGGGGGTCAGATTTGAACTGACGACTTCCAACTTATGAGGATGGCGAGCTACCAGACTGCTCTACCCCGCTATGTTTTAAATGCTGCGGCCGGGGGTCTTTCCCCGAACCGCTTAACAAACCTTGTCAAATGTTCTTTTGCCTTGCCCTTGTCTAATGTCTCTGAATCCTGCTTAGAATACGCTCTGTGGAGCATCCAATCAACTAGCCCTAAATGATACTGGACATCTATCTCTGGTGACTCCGTAAGCTTGTTTGCGAGCGTCATAGGCGACAATGGTAGTCTTGACACCATAAGATTCAACGTCGTTGCCGCAACGGGACTCTTATACAGCGTAATCTTGTTTGTGTCGTCGGGTAGCCAGCTCCTTACGGCTCCCGTATCGGCTTCCCAATTAGGATAAGTAGCGTCCAAGACTCTTCGGCTGGTCTTAACTAATGGCTCAGTGCCACTCAGTAACTTCGCCCTTTTTATAATCAATATCTTTTCGTCTATAGAATAAGTAGCGATTCCGCTTGCGACGGTAATACTTGTTAGGCCAGAACTCTTATCAATTATCAGATTGGCGCGGATACATGCTTCATTCTCGGCGTCATTTGCATACTCAGTCCACTCGGCCAGACTCCACAAAAGATCGGGTTTATCGACTATTTCATCGGCTTGGTTTTGGGCAGCAATGATTAATTCATTTAAATTCATAACTTCTCCTTACATAAACCTTTCTTGCTGAACCTGTGAATTCCCTGAAAATCCGGTCAGCACAGATATCCTCAATTTGCCTCTGCCGGATTCATACCTTTTTTCATGGTATGCCGCCAGTTTTTCCTGGAAGGTAGCAGGCTGTAAATAGAACTTCCATTTTACATAATCCTTTACGGTTTCCAAATGAAGGTCTTCGATCTTTTCCGGGATATCACTGTCCACAATATCTGTAGGCATAAGAGATACCGTAAATTCTACGGCATCCCCGGTTGTATCTGGAATCTTAGACCATCTAATTGTATTGCCGCCTTCGTACACAATGAATAAAGGAGTGCCTGCCGTTATCTCCCAATTCTTACCTGACTCGTGTTTCATCTCCCCAATGGTTTTATTATCAAGGATATCGTTTTTGTATTTGCCATACAAAAATCTGACAAACTTACTGTTGGCGGTAGCTGGTACCAGTGTATGGTTAGGCACGTCAAGCGTAGATACATCTGCTATGTCCTCTGTAAAGCACGCAGTCCTTCTACAGAGGTCTTGAATTGCATCCATTAAATACTTCTCTACAAACAGGTCTTCTTCTGTAGGAAGCTCAGCCAATATCTTTTGTCGCCAATCAATTATTTTTGTCATTGTTCAATTTGGTTTTCCATGCCTGCCGCCATGCGTTCCATTTCGTTTTTACTGCCTGGCTTGAACTGCGGCTTAGGTTCGGGAATATAATATTCATTTGCCCTTAATGGCCTTCCGTCTTTGGTACACGGTATTAAGTCCAGTCTCTTCAAAAGCGCAGGGGATGAAGCAAATACTCTTCCATTTATCGGATGTTTCACCCACATAGGAACTACCTTCTCAATTGCCTTCCTTGTGAGGTCATCAACGTCGTCATCTTGTAGAATCTCGCCAAGGGAAATCAAGCACCTCTTGATTAACTCGCCTCTAATAATACCAATATGCTGTGATAAGTCCAGATTAATACCGAACTTCTTTGATGCAAACACTCTCAATGCGTCTTTGTTTATTTTGCCAATTTTGTCAACATCTTCTGGAACCACTGGCTCCATTTCCGTCTTACGTCCTTCTCCTAAATCAATAGGCTCGTTCCCGGTCAACTCTTCTGCATCCATATAACCCTCCATAAAAACATATAATTTTAGAAACCACAAATGCTTAGTTAAAGCGCCTGTGGTCATATACAAGCTTGCCGTCTTCGTCGCATGGCATCAAGTCCCTGCGCTTCATCAGGTCTGGCGTTATTGCAAATATTTGCTTATTCACCATGTTCTTAACATGAGTAATAGGCCTTTCCTGAACATACTTATCGTTCTGTACAACCTTCTCTGACTGCGGCTCCGTAATATCATCGGATGTCTTGAGGATATTCGGTATTGAGCCAGGAGGCATCATGTTTTCGTTTTCTGCTACTGTATCTGCGTCCAACTGGTTTACTTCCTCTGCGGTAAGCTCTTCGCCGCCTTCTATGGTCTGGCCGCCTGTTAAGTCTACCGGGGAATCATTCTGCTTTGCTTCTTCCGGCAAGGCGTTTACTTCGTTTTCCGCAGCCGCATCATCATTTTCTGTAAATCTATCATCGCCCATTTCGTCCAAATTAACCTCCTTTTAGACGCTATAAAAATAAGGGGCAGAGGACGGGCAAAAAATCGTCCGTCCCCTGTTACTCCCCGAAAATACAACTGCTTAGTTAAGCAGGAATCCAGCACACCATACTGTGATAATCGCTGCATCAACCGTATTCGCCGGGTCGATGTCGATTGTATCAGCCGCAGGGTAATACTTACCTGGGTGATACAAGTCAAGGAAAGTGTCAGGCGTAGCTGCGGCCTGAATCAATCCAGACTGGAAGAAGTCATCTGCCGTACCGTCTAAATCAACGGCTGTAGCAAGCCACCCGTCAGCGTTTGCGCCATCGCCAAATACAGCGGTGCATGTAGCGCCCTGAACCGTGTCCAGTCGTATACCAAACATGGTCATCCAGAATTTCGCAGGGATATTGATTAGCTGCCCAATATCCGTAGAGAGAAGGGCGTTTGAAACATCAACGTCATTCACCTTGTGAGTGCCGGAGAAGTCTATAGTGTTCGTAAACAATATATGCTTCCTGGCAGACTGCTCAGAGATACCAGTAGTACCTCCAAGTGTTAAGTCTATGTTAGCCATTGTAAAACCTCCAATTCAAAATACTGCCCGACCTCCCCTGAGTCCTGATAGAGGCCAGGCAAAGATTATATCGTCTAAAATAAGATAGACCAGCTTAAGCTTAAGCCTTCTTAGCTGGCATGTAAACGCCTGAATCTTCGTGTGTTACCTTGTAACCATACACGTTTAATCCACGAACAGCATCACCGAAAGTATCCTGCAATCTCAGTGTCTCAGTTTTTACAAACTGAGAAGCAAAAGAAACGAAGTCCCTTGTACCAGCAATACAGTGAAAAACACCAGTTGCGGGA